TCTTGCTAATACCTCCTCCCACAATGGGAGGTCTGCTGGAGCGTGGCCGGTATTTCCGCCTACGGGCGTCTCGTGGCGTGTCTCGTGAGTCTCACTGAGAAGGAGAACGAGAATCATTCTCAAGCCAAGGGCAATAGAAAGGCTCCCATAGCGGGAGCCGTTTAACACCTAGGCCGATTGGAGCGGGCCGTACACCGGAACCCGCAGCGGCAACCTCCCTTTTGTGATGTAGCAGCTGACGGGATCAGCGCCGCTTTCTAGCTGGAGCATCCTCCAGCGGTACGCCGCCATGAAGCTGTAGCAATGCCCCCATTGAGAGCCGTTTAGGTAAAGGTTGAACGTGTTCATGCTTTTGGCGCTTGTGGTTTGCGGGAGGGTCGGGCTTTACCTGCATCTGAGCGCCGCTTACGTGGTGCCCCCTTGCCTGACTTAGCCCGATTTGCTGGTGCAGCTGGAGCATCTGCCGGAGTGTTGCGCGGAAAAATTCCCGTAGCTTGTGGAAAAAGGTTGGCAGGTATGTCAGCCCCGCCGTTAATCCTCTGACAATCTCGCCAGTAGGGCACCAACTCCCGCCAGAGCTGGAGCGGACCTTCCTTGCCGTGAGCCTGCTGGAGCGCTAAGAGGTCGGCCCAGTCTGAGGCTTCCACGCTGGAACGCTCAATCGCCCAGCGCAGGTCTCTTAGGTGGCGCTTCTCAAGGCGAAGCTGCTCCCGCTCTGCTTCTCTTGTCTCTTTGCGATCTCGCTGTGTGGCGAACATAGGCTGAGGGTTGACCGTACCCTGCAACAGTAGCAGCACGGTCAACCCTTGCCGTTTGCCCTTAATGCTGTACTGTATGGGAGCACTTCGGCAAACCCTGCCATGCCAACCACACCTAAGGCCAGCCCCGCTCTGCTGGAGCGTATTGGCCGTCTCGAGATTTGCTCAGGGCACTGGATCCTGATTCGGGACGGCAAACCCGAAACGGATTGCTCCCACCAGTGGCACCAAACCCCAGAACGCCACCTAGAAACGTGTCTGCTGGAGCACTGGCGGAACGTATCCCTAGGTTTCGTGCCCACCTATTGCGGCTGGAGCGATTACGCGAGCACCGGCCTAGTGGGTAAGGCTAATTTCAACGTCTTAACCGACCCTGCCAGCACACCCGACCCGCTAGGGGGAATCCTGACGGTCGGTTACGGCTGGAACGGGTCCGGCGTTGTGTTGGATCTGCTGCGCGTTCCGCAAGACGTGATCGAAACAGTGGAAGCATTGGAGGCTTATCCGCTGATCTCAGACGATGAGCACTCCAGTTTGGAGCGGAAGGAGATTGAGCGGGCTTGGCAAGACTGCTACGCCAGGGAGTGGCGGGACGCAATCCGGGATCAACTGGCGGAGTACTGCCCCCTAGAAGTACTGGAGCGTAACGCCTACGGTCCTAGCACCGCCAAATTTTGGGCAGATGACAAGCTTGACGCGCTACCTGATGACCAGCTGGAGCGGGATCTGCTGGAACTGTTCGAAGCTTGCCGGGAGCTGGCTAATGAGGATTGGAGCGTTGAGGATCTCAGTTGCGGCGCCTTTATCCGACTGGAGCGGATCGCAGCCGGCGTCGATCGCGTCGATCTTGCGGGCTTAACCGGCTTGGCACTGCTGCAGGCTGATCAGGAGTGGCGGCGGGAGTCTTACCCCTGGCCTGATGGTTCCAGCGGTTCACTGGTGGCGCCGCTTGCGTAATGGCGGCAGATGCTGTACTGTATTTCACGAGACCCCAACCCTAAGGCTCAAACCATGACCCATTACAACCCAGACCAGCTGGCATCCTTCCCCTGGATCGTCAGCACTGACACGCTTCGCACCGATCACCTAGCGGATGCCTACCTTGGCGTTTTTGACCGCTTGGAACAAGACGTGCCGGAACCGTTCCGTTCCGATTTGCAGCAGTGTGCCACTTACGCTTCGGACCTTACCGGGCCGGAACCCTGCGAGGCTTGGCAGATTGCGACCGATTGGGCTTTTGACCGCTTAGGCGAGCTGGCACCGACCGGCTTCTACTTTGGCGCGTCTGAAGGCGACGGTGCCTGTTTCGGCTTCTGGCTATCTGAGGATTGGGCCGATGCACTGGAGGAGCGTGGCATTGATTGCGAGGATCCAGCTGGCACGGCTGAGCTGATCCAGGCTTTTGGCGATCACGGCATTGAAGCCGAGAATCTATGCGACGCCTACTGTGGCACTGCTGACGGTTACAGCGAAGCTCAGGCTGGTGCGGACTACGCTCAAGCGCTGGCCGATGAGATCGGCGCGATTAACCGGGAGCTGGCATGGCCACACACTTTCATCGATTGGGCCGAGGCTTGGCGCGAGCTGGAGATTGGCGACGGTTACAGCCTGATTAGCGAGACTCGCAGCAGCTGGCACGTAGTGCGCTCAGTGTGAGCTGGCACCGCTAGCGATCAAGGGCCCGGCCAAACGGTCGGGTTTTTTGCTGCAAACGTGAGAGCCGGAGAGCTTATCATTGGAGCACAGCAGTTTGTGACATTAACCGTGGAAGAATCCGCCTCCCACGATGCAGTAAAGCCTACGAACGTGGGTAACGATGAATCGAAGCGCTGGCGTGGTGGTAAGGGTTCTGAGCTTCGAATGGAGGAGCGAATGAACTATGCCTATAGCCTGCTGCTGGAGGGAAACACGCGCCGCGCCAATGCTCAGCTGATCGCCGATCGCTTCGGTGTGTCAATTCGCACTGCGGACGCTGACATTAGCCGCGCGATGGAGATTCTGCGCACAGAGAATTCTGAAGGTCGTGATTCAATCTTGAACCAAGTGCTAGCCATGCGGCTGGCCACCGCTAAGCGGGCTATGAAGCGCGGCAACTTCCAAGTTGTGGCGCACCTACTGGACTCAATCGGCCGTGCCGCTGGCGAGAATTCGCAGGAGAGCCAAGCCGCTGCAGCCCCCCAACTGCAAATCACCGTTGAGGATCGGCGCAACGCTTGAGTTTTGGTCGATAGTGTGAGACAATACGGGGAAGCTCACCACGCTTCCCAATGTCAAACCGCTTCCTCACCCTGGCTGCTGTGCTCACCGCTTGCGCTGTGCTGGCGATGGGCTACGACAATGCCGACCGCTTGCGCCGCTGCGAGTCTGCCGGCCGCTCTGCTGCAGAGTGCAGGCTCGTGATGCTGGGTCGCTAGTGTGACAATCTACAGACCGGAACGGATCCGGCAATCCGGTCTCCCATGCTGTAGAATTACACAGTAACGCAAACCAAGCGAACCATGACTCGCCTCGAACTGCTGCACACAATCCAGGAGAATGCCGATCAGCTCCCGCTGGTGGATGCCATCTCGCTAGTGGCCGGTCGTCTGCCAAACGATGCGGACGTGCACCGAGCCTGGGATAACCTCACACGCGAACTGATCGCTTGGTCGGCCACCAGCCGCTAGTGGCTTGTGCCAATCGGCGATCCGGTCTGAATCCTGCTGGATCGCTCGCAATCGGCTGACAGATCGACTAGGATTACACAGTAACGCTCACCTATAGCGAACCATGGCCACCTTCACCACAGCCGCCGCAATCCTGCTGGCGCTGATCCTGCTCCCCCTTCTCGTGCTGGCGTGGGCCAGCGAGTCTCGCCAACAGCGTGCTAGGCGCTGGCGCCGCGCTGGCCTGACGCAGCAGGCGATCGCCGATCGCCTCGGCTGCAGCCGCTCCACGGTGCGCCGCCTCCTGGCGGCTTAGTACAACTGCACTAGGGGGCAGGGTTCGGCGCTGGCGAAGGCGGGGTGCCGCCCAGGGAACCTACTGACATATCCTCAATTTCTTCTACTGTGCTACACCGGGGGCAGGGGGTCAATTCCTGTAATAACCTAGAAAGTACCCACCTACACCAAAATGCCCGATTCTGCTGGAGCACTAACCCTTCGCTACGCCCAAGGCGAGGTGTTTTCCAGCCGAAAACGCTTCAGGGTACTGGTTGCAGGCCGCCGATTCGGCAAAAGCTACCTGTCCTGCATCGAACTCCTCCGCGCCGCAATCGAACGTCCCGGCGAAACCTTCTTTTACGCCGCCCCCACCTACCGAATGGCGAAAGATATCGCCTGGAAGGTGATGAAAAAGCTGGTCCCCAAAGCCTGGATCAAGAGTAAAAACGAAACCGACCTCAAAATCGAACTAGTCAACGGCTCCACCATCGAACTGAAGGGCACTGAAAACGCCATGGCCCTACGCGGCCGAAGCCTCGCTGGCGTGGTGCTCGACGAAGCCGCGTTCATGGACGCCGAGGTCTGGTTCGAGGTAATCCGCCCCGCCTTGGCCGACAAACAAGGCTGGGCATTATTCATCTCCACCCCGGATGGCACCGCCAGCTGGTTCTACGACCTCTGGTGCTACGCAGACGAAGGCGACGACGACTGGCAACGCTGGCAATTCACAACAATCGACGGCGATAACGTCCCCCCGGAAGAAATTGAAGCTGCCCGCAGCCAACTCGACCCCCGCACCTTCCGCCAAGAGTTCGAAGCAAGCTTTGAAAACCTAAGCGGCCTAGTCGCCGTAAGCTTCTCGGACGACAACATCGACAAGGTAGTCCAAGACCTCCCGGTCCTCCCCCTCCTACTGGGGGTGGACTTCAACATCGACCCAATGTCCGGCATCTGCGCGGTCAAAAAAGGCGACGTGCTCTGGGTCTTCGACGAAATCATCATGACTGGCGGCGCCACCACCTGGGATTTCTGCGAAGAAGTCCAATCCCGCTACGGCGTGGAGCGCCGCATTATCGCCTGCCCTGACCCTACCGGCGGCGCCCGCAAAACAGCCGGCGTTGGCGCCACCGACCACAACATCCTCCGCAAAAGCGGCTTCACAGTCTCCAGCCCCCGCAGCCCCTGGAAAATCCGCGACAAGATCACCTGCGTCAACACCGCCCTCCTCGACGCATCTGGAACCCGCCGCCTATTCATCCACCCAAGATGTAAAGAACTAATCAAGTCTTTACGTACTCTTACCTATGCCCCCGGCACCGGATTACCCAACAAAAACCTAGGTGTAGACCACGCATTTGACGCCTTGGGCTATCTCTGCCTCCAAACCTTCAACCTCGCCAAGCCAGAAAGCCTCGGCAAGACCAACTATCGTGTGTGGTAAGTCCTGCTGTGGCCCGCGATGCCTCTAAAACGCGGCTCATCCCAAAAAACCGTCTCCGAAAACATTCGGATGCTGGTAAAAGAGGGTTATTCGCAGAAGCAAGCCTCTGCGATTGCCTACGACACCGCCCGCAAGGCAAAAAAGTCCACCACCAAAAAGAAAAAGTGATGGCAAAACGCGGCCTATACAGCAACATTGCTGCAAAGCGCAAGCGCATCGCCGCCGGAAGCGGCGAAAAAATGCGCAAACCTGGCACTAAGGGTGCCCCCACCGCCGCTGCCTTCAAAGCAGCCGCCAAAACCGCCAAAAAACGGAGGAAATAATGCCTTCTGCCGACGAAAGACTGCAGGGCTACGAAACAATTACCTTCGACACCCTCACTTCCCCTGGCGTCAGTGAAAACGCCATCGGCTACTCCGCCACCGCCATAACTTTCCAAGTAGAAGCCACCGGCATTGGCACAAACGCCATCATTCGCCTTGAAGGCAGCCTCACTGGCACCAACTACTACGATTTGAATACCGACGGCGACATAACCATCACAGCCGATGGCGTTTACGGTTATTTGCTGAACGCCCCAGGGCGCTACGTCCGCGTCCGCTTTATCAGCAACTTAGGCGGCACCCCCTCAATCACCACCTACGCGCAGGCAATCTGATGGATCTCCTCGTCCACTCCAGATCCACACTCACATCAACCGCCACCGGCGCCATCGCCACCGATGCTTTCGGACGCCTCCGCACTTCCGCTCCACTAACGCTCTTTGACTCCAGCCACCGTTATGCCGACAACGACCTCTGGAGCACCCAAACCGCAAACGGCGGCGCCACAGCTTTTAACGCAAACGAAGGTTTAGTAGCCCTCACCACCACAACCACTTCTGGCTCAAAGGTTTACCGCGAAACCACCAAGGTATTCAGCTACCAACCAGGAAAATCCCTGCTGGTACTTAACACCTTTGTACTGGAGCCCGCCAAAACAGGTCTCCGCCAGCGCGTCGGCTATTACGGCGCCGCCAACGGCATGTACCTAGAGCTTGCCGACTCAACTTTATCTTTCGTCGAGCGTAGCGCTGTAACCGGCTCATAACAGAGACTCGCGTACCCCAAGCTTCTTGGAACGTAGACCGCCTTGACGGCACTGGCCCCTCAAGACGCACCCTAGATATAACAAAAGCCCAAATTATGTGGGCCGACATTGAATGGCTCGGCCTCGGAACAGTACGCCTAGGTTTCGTAATTAACGGTGTATTTGTACATTGCCACTCCTTCCACCACGCCAACTACATTACATCTACTTACATCACAACCGCATCTCTTCCTCTACGTTACGAAATAGAAAACACTGACACAACCACCAGCGCCAGCACACTTAAGCAAGTGTGTTCAACTGTTATTTCAGAGGGTGGGTATGAACTACGCGGTCTCCAACAAGCCGTCTCAATCCCCGTAAACACCCCAAGAACCCTTGGCACAGCTGGCGTTTTCTACCCCGTAGTCTCAATTCGCCTAAAAGCAAGCCCCGACCGCCTAGACGCCATTGTTATCCTTACCGCTCTTTCAATAATGGGAATTTCTAACGGCGAGTTTAACTGGCAAGTTCGAGCATCTGCCACTACTACAGGCGGCACTTGGACAAGTGCAGGCACAAATAGCGCAATCGAGTACAACTTAACAGGCACAGCAACAACAGGCGGCAGAATCCTAGCCAGCGGATTTTTTAACACGTCTAACCAATCTTCCTCCACCGTAGACATTCTCAAAGAAGCCCTATTTAAGTTCCAACTGGAACGCGATTTCTTCACGTCTACTCCCTACGAGCTATCTCTTGTTGTAGCTTCTTCAGGAAGCAGCGATACTTTGGTGGCATCCATGGACTGGGAGGAGATCAGCCGCTAATGGCCATCCAAACAGTAAACGGAGGCTGCATCCACATCGAAATTGATGCTGAAGACGGCCTCACACACGCCACATTCGTCTTCAAAACACCTCAAAACCCCGAAATTATCGGCGGCTTTGTGACGATGCTCACCCAAGGCATCGAAGTACTGGTGCCCATCACCGACCCCGACGACGAGGAAGACGACGACGATTAAGTGCCAAAATAGGTACAAAGTAGGAGCCTAGCCGTGGTCTACAGCGCCAATATCCCGCCGACTGGAGCTGTAGTCAGCGAATCCCCGTTCGTCCGCAGCTTGGATGTCATCGCCATGATGTCTGACTGGGCCATCATGGCTGCCGTCACTCGCGGCACCAACTACATCCGCGACCTGAGCGAAACATACCTCCCGCAAGAACCCCGCGAAGACGACGACGCCTACACCACCCGCGTCGACCGCAGCGTCCTGAGCCCGTACACCAGCCGCCTAATCGAAACCGCCGCTGGCGCCATCCTCCGCAAACCCATCCACATCGAAGGCGACCCCTACTGGCTGGAACTTGCGCAAAACATCGACGGCCTCGGCTCC